ATCAACCTTCATCTTCATCAGGTATTGTTATACCTAGAACAGTAAGCATTTCTTCACAAGCTTCAAGCGCAGCTTCTGCAGCTATTTTCTGATGATTGTATTCTGAAAATTCACCACTTGGAGCTTGTTCCCATTCTATGCTATCAAACCAGACTCTGTTACTCAGATAAACAGCTAGTACATCTGATTGTAATTTATCAAAATTTGTATCTAGTACTTCTGCTACTGTTGCAGCACTGAACCCATACTCTGTCTCTGCGTTCATAAAATCCTCTATCATTAAATCTTTATGTATCATAATCAATCCTTTATTTTTATAAGTTTTAAAACATTATCTCTTATTTCATCAAGTTCTTCTTGAAGCATATTTCTTTCTCGTACAACTTCTTCAAAATCCTCTTGAAGATCTTTGAATTTTTTATAAGCACTATAGATATCTTTGTTGTGTTCTTGAAGAACAGTTGACTTTAAATCAGCACCATAATAATTAGCTGTTAATTCAATTGCATCCAATAATCTAACGAGTTTAAATATTTCCTCATCAATATCAAAAGAATACATAGCTACAAAATCTTCACCACTTAGTGTTTGTTCTATAGTTTCTTCTAAAGATTCATGAGCCTCTTTTAGAGACTCCATAGTTACCTCTTCAGCAGTTTCTGGTGTTATATAAATTTTCATAATCTCTCCTTCAGTATTTGTTTAATAAGAACTTTTTGTGTCTCATATTTGAACATAGTTTTCTTAGCAATTTTTCTTGATTTATAGATTTCCTGTATCATTTCAGGGACCATTCCTTCTTTTTCTGCAGTAAAAACAGCACCATTTATTCCTAAAGAAAGTTTGTGTTCTTTAAGTAATTCAGTCGTTTTAGCCCATATTTCAGGAGGAATACTAAATCGTTTGAACTCATCTTGGTCATTGAAATATTGAAGCACAATATCTCTTAACTCAGGTGGTAATTTGTGTTTAGGAATATATGTTTCTGGTGACATATTAAACCCAACCATCCCAAGTAATGGGTACATTGAGTTAACATCAGCAGAAAGAACCCATTTGTGTTTTCCTTTTTGTGGGTCCCTTACATATCCTCCAACAACATGTGGATCATCATTCTCACCTTTGCTAGGCATAACTTTCATATCAAGCATTGATTTATTACTGATATATTGTGCCCACGGTTTAACTGTACCTAAAGAGTCTCCAAGTGTTACACCCATTTTACTAGCAATCATCAACATTAAAGTAGTAAAATTCTGTTTATCATCAATTTTTTTGATAAGTAACGGATCTTTATATCCATAGAAACAGAACTCACTATGAGCAAGTTCTCTAGCTTCCTCAGTCAATCCATTCTTAAGAACTTCTTGATAAATATCTGAATTTAATTGTTCTTCAGTAGGGTCTTTGGGTAAAATATAATCACCAGTATAGAAAGCATCAAAGCCAGCATATTCAGAGTGCTCAACTTTACGTTCTCCAAGTTCAATTTGAGAAATAGTATCAAGTGAATAACTAGGTCTTGGAGCAAATACAAATTTCTTATAAACTTGCATTAAATCTATATAGAAATGACCATCTGTTTTAATACTAAATTCTAATTGATTTTGGAATTCTCTCTCTGAGTAATTCACATTACCATAATTTGACATCTGATTAGTATCCATGCCAAGATTTTTTAATCTGTTGTGAATATAAGGAAAGTCGAAGTTATTTCCATTCCAAGCATAGATAATTAATGGGTCTAATTTTTTGAATAATCCAAGATATGTTTCTATAAGATGAATTTCATCGTTACATTTAACATATTTCACTGGATATTCAAATTGTTCTTTGTACCTAGCTTGATGTTTCCAATCTCTGAGACCCAACATAATAATCACATTTTCTTTATTATCATAGATTTGAATTAATGAGATAGGTTCTGCAGCCTTTTCTGGAACAGGAAATCCTGAACTACATGTACCAACACGAGTTTCAATATCAAGATACCATATTTTTGGAGTATTGTTATAACCATCTTCTTTATTCCAATAATTATCTCTGATATTTCTGTAATCTGGAGCAAGATAACCATAATTATCTCTTCCTTGTTTTGAACTTCCTTGTTTCTTTTCAAGTCTCACATTCTCATCAAGAATAGATGAGTATAATCCTCTTGAATTTTCCTCAAACCATTCATACGGTAAGTCTACTTTTCTTTTGATGGATCTTTGTAAATCAGTATCATATACTCTCTCAAAGAACTCAAATTTTTCACGCCATGTAGCTTCAAATTGTTTCATATCTTTCCTTTATTTGTTATTATACCATAAGTTACCTTAAATCCAGATTAACTACCAACAAATGTCTCAACATAGGTAGTCTTTGAAGAACCACTGTATCTGAAGAAGCGAGTCATTAAAGACCTACTTTCTTCTTTCTTTTAGCATTTAGTATTTTACTGATACCTTCTTCAAGAAGATAATCTTCACACGCAGTTTCAATTCTATCATTTAGTCTTTTAGATATTTCTGAACCTAAATCAGCTGGTAAAATATCATGTTGAGTGCTGTATAATTCATTGAACTCTTTTTCACTAAGCTTATTACTTAACCAGATAGCAAGTGCTTCAGCTTTATCTAG